AAAGCTTCATCAAGGCGGAAACTTATAACAGTGTTAAAGACCCGCGTGTCATTTCCACTGTGCAGCCACCGGTGAAGCTTGCTTACTCCGCGATTATCTATCCTCTGAAGGAGGAGCTTGCTGTGCATCCTTTTTGGGGGCCGGGCAAGAATCCTCGCCAACTCGCGGAGCGCGTGGCTGCTGTTTGTGCGGCTGCTGAGCGTGTTGTGCAGAGCGATTTCTCACGTTTCGACGGTCACGTAAATGTGCTGTTGAGGATGGTTGAGAGAGCTGTTATCGCAAGAGCGTTTACGCGAGACACTGTAGATGAGGCTCTTGAATTGCACTCTAAGCATTACGAGCAGGAGGGTCGCGGACGACACGGCACGCGTTATGAGACGGGCATGACACGTGCATCCGGTGGCGCAGACACGTCTGACTGCAATACGCTAGACAATGCCTTTGTGGCATATTATGCATTGCGTACGACACGTCAGTCAGACGGTACTTTTATGTCTCCGACTGCCGCGTGGAAACTCTTGGGCACTTACACTGGAGATGACGGCTTGACGCCGAATCTCACTGCTGAGGAGTACACACGTGCCGCACAGGCTCTTGGTTTAGTGACTACGGCTGCTACTGTAGAACGAGGCCAGCGGGGATTGAAGTATCTCGCGCGCATCTATGGTCCGTTTGTTTGGTTTGAAGATCCGACGAGTATGTGTGACTTGCTTCGGCAGCTGTCGAAGTTGCATGTCACGCATAGTTTGCCGCCAAACATTACGCCATTTGATAAGTTACACGCGAAGATGTCGGCGTTCAACATTCATGATCGTCTGACACCCGTTGTCGGCCCGTATGCGCGCGTTGTCATGGAGGTCGCCGGCTTGAAGAGTGCCAAGGATATCGGCTTGTGGTGGGCGGATGTTGATCGCGAGACCGCATTTCCACAAGACGGAGACACGAGTTGGATGGTTGATTATGTGTTGGAGGAGATTCCGGGCATAGATCTTGACCTGTTCAACGCGTGGTTGGCACGTATTGAGCACGGCTGGACGATGGGCGAGCGTGTATTCGCCCAGATCGGCACGCGCGAAGATTACGCTGACCTGGAGGACGAGTTGTTAAAGCCTCCAGCGATCGCTGACTACTCAGTAACGCTTCCAGCGAATACGGCGACCGAAGATAAGCCCGGTAGCACCGCAGACACGCCCACCACGCAGGACACGACAAGAGGACGTGGCCGGAGAGCTCGATCAGCGCGTGGTGCGCAAGTGAGAGGAGGGAGAGGCCGTGGTCGAGGCGGTACTCCTGCGCGGGGACACCGCGGGCGTGGCGCGCCATCTGGCGCCGCACGCTCGCAGTGACCGCGACTCGCCCGTGTAGTGGGCAGTGCGATGTAGTCATTCGCCTGCGATTACACCTAGCTTATCCCTAGATCCCACTACACGTAAGAAAATTCAAGCGCTTCCTAACATTTTGTTGATGGAATTATGGCTCGCAAGAAACA